CTGGTGGATATTTAAGCAAGAGGTGAATAGTGGCTAATGACTTTCCTGTAGAAGAGATTATCGCTTATTGCAAGAGCAAGTTTCCTGAAGAGGCCTGCGGATTTGTTACTGTGTTTAAGGGAAGGCATAAGTGGATTCCCTGCGAGAACGTAGCAGGCAATAAGAATTCATTCTTCGCCATTCACCCCTTGGAGTTTGCTAAGGCATCTGACGGCGGGGAGATTATCGCCGTAGTCCATAGCCACACGATCCACCCAACTGTCTTCAGCGAGACAGACGTTGCTTTCCAGAAGATACAAGGTATTCCTTGGATGCTTGTAGGCCTTCAATCAGGCGAGGCCGAGATAGAGTGGCTTCGCGGAGAGCAGCAAGCAGATGCCCTATACGGAAGAAAATATATCTGGCACGTAACAGACTGCTACAGCTTCATCAAGGATTGGTATTTGCAAGAAAAGAAGATCTACATCCCTGACTTTGCTAGAGAAGAGCACTTCTGGAAAAAGAATCAGGAGATCTACCTAGACAACTTCGCCAAGGCGGGGTTCTCTGAGGTTCCTCTAGCAAGTCTCCAAGAGGGGGACGTCTTGCTAATGCACATTGGCGGAAACATCACAGGACATGGTGCAGTGTATCTTGGTAACAACAAGATAGGCCATCATCTCCCGGGGAGGCTCAGCAGCATTGACGTGATAGGACAATTCTACCTTGATAGGGTTACTAAGGTGGTGAGACACAAGGACATGTTTAAATGACAAATACAATAGCACAGCCAATGACGTTTGAGCTGTATGGAGAGCTGGGGGAGAAGTATGGCAAGACATTTACGATGTTTGTCTCGTCAGTTCGTGAAGGCATCTCCTTGTTGGCTGCCAACTTCAAAGATTTTAAGCAGCATCTGATTGATAGTGATAACCACTTGGCCGGATATGAGGTGTGGTCTGGGGACTATAATTTAGAGGGAACCCACCAAGATTTTGCTATGGCAAGGGTCGGGGGCACTGTAAAGATTATCCCTGTCATCAAGGGGGCTGGAGCCACAGGCCGGATTGTGCTCGGAGCAGTGATGGTAATTGTCGGGCTGGTTATTATGTATGTTACATGGGGAACCGGATCGCCGTGGGTTGCCCCCCTGATTATGACAGGTATTGGCCTAATAGCTGGGGGTATCGCAGAAAAGCTTTCTAAAAAACCCAATGTAGATATTGCAGACACGGCAGAAGTAGATAGTGCAACATCCTACCTATTCTCAGGCCCGACAAACAGCACAAAGCAAGGCAGACCTGTAGCTATTGGTTACGGAACAATGATCGTGGGAAGCAACGTTATTAGTGCAGCAATTACAACAAGTGATATTCCAGTTTAGGAGGCTTTATGAAGAGGTATACAGTCGGGGCAGGCGGAGACACAGGCACCGGCACAGGGACACAACGGGCTGCCGTTGAAGATCCTAACAGCCTTCGTTCAAAGTCATATGCCAACATTATTGATGCGATTGGTGAAGGGGAGTTTGAAGAGGTGTGTGTAGGGGGGCTTAAAGGTCTTTACTTGAATGACATTGCAGCCCAGAACTCAGATGGCACAAATAACGTAGAAGGCATTACACTGGAGACGCGTACTGGCTCATTATCCCAATCGCGGATGAACATTGCCAACACCACAGAAGCATCCTTTGCTGTCAGCACAGAGATGCTCTACAACCTGCCAGTGGAGAAGGCTGTAACTGGAACATCAGTAGACTATCTTCGTGTTGTTGTGGCAGTTCCTAGGCTCACCTTTCAAGATACTACAACAGGGGACTTGAGGGGAACGTCTGTTAATTACAGGATAGAGTACAACAGTGGCGACAATCCGACTTGGAGGGTTGTTCCTACGGCCACATCGAAGATTAACTACAACTTTGTCCCGTATGGCACCCCGCAGACTGGGTATTCTCGGTATGAAGTGAGATTTACGGTTTATCCTTCACGTTATTTTACTTCCGCAGAGATTCTAGCACCTTGCCTTTACACCCTGCAATACACCCTTAACGGCGGAACGTCTTGGATTGACGCCCAGAAACAAATTGCTTTCACAACATCAGACCTCTATGTGTTTATTGACACACTGAAGACAGACACTGTTGACTTCAGGCTGCTTGTTCAGAACTCTCCTAGTTTTGTTCCTGCGGGAACCCTTATCCAAGAGGCTTGGTCGCAGATCACTAACCTGTATGCAGGAAACTATGTCGACGATGCTGGCACTCAGACTATTTCAGGAAAAACCACGAGCAGCTACGAAAAGCAAACGTCTTTCAAGGTGACGGGGGAGAGTCCTTACACAGTAAGATGTATTCGTCTGACAGCAGACAGCACGTCGGAGGCTTTGCAGAATAAGACGGTGTTCCAAAGTGTCTCTGTTGTCACAGAAGAAAAGTTTACATATCCGGGGACAGCTCTAGTAGGCCTTTCTGTAGATGCTACACAGTTTAATAGCATTCCCACAAGGGCTTTTCTGTGTAAGATGCTGAAGGTAAAAGTTCCAACAAACTACAATCCACTCACGAGGGAGTACACAGGTTTCTGGAACGGGAGTTTTAAAACAGCTTGGACAGACAATCCTGCGTGGTGCTTCTACGATCTTATTACCAACAAACGGTATGGTCTTGGCGAGCGCGTTCCCGCTTCGTTTGTCGATGCAGCGGCTCTCTATGCCATTGGGCAGTATTGCGACGAATATGTGCCGAATGGTGAAGGTGGGATGGAGCCTCGCTTTACTTGTAATCTGTACATCCAGACGCAGCACGAGGCCTACAAAGTTATTTCGGACATGGCAAGTGTCTTCAGGGGTATCACCTATTGGGCTTCTGGAGCTATTGTTCCTGTGCAGGACAGTGAGAAGCAGCTTCGATACACATTTACGAATGCTAATGTAATTGACGGGATGTTCCAGTATCAGGGCAGCGATGTTAATACACGCTACAATGCCGTATCTGTTACATGGAATGATCCTAAGAATATGTACAGGCAGGCCGTAGAGTATGTGGCTGATGAACAAGCTATCGCGGCTCTTGGCTACATCAATCACACCTCCACTGTGGCTTTCGGCTGCACAAGCAAAGCTCAGGCCCGTAGAGCCGGGAAGTGGCTCCTCTACACAAATACCTATGAGACAGATGCTGTAACGTTCTCTACAGGGCTTGAGGGTGCAATTCCAATGCCCGGAGACCTAATCAGTATTGTGGACAGCTTACGTGCACTAGAACGACGCGGCGGGCGTGTTGTTGATGCTACCCTCACGGAAATTACTCTTGACACGGAAATGACATTCCTTCCGGGGGTTGTCTATACATTCTCGGTCGCCAGTGATGCTGGTAACCTAATGGACGCCACGTTTGAGTACGACGGTACTACTCAAGTCATTACGTTAGATGCTCCGCTATCTTCGCCGGTAGCTAAGGACAGTTTCTTTGCTATTGCAGATGACAACATCCCTGCCGCTCTTTACAGGGTTATAGCAATCTCAGAAGGAGAGGACAGCCTATATACAATATCTGCTGTGACGTATGATCCTTCTAAGTACAATTATGTAGAACTAGACGAGAGGCTGACTCCAACTACCGGCGCAATCGTCTATGTGGGGGGAGTCACAGGGATTACAACCACTGAGCTTCTGTATTCGGACGGGGCTGCCGTTAGAAGCAAGCTAGTTGTTGCATGGAAAGCTCCGGCTAAGGCGGTGGCCTACCAGCTGTACATTGTAGCGCCAGATGGGGTAAGGAGGGAAATATATCAAACAGATACCTCTTATGAGATTCTTGATACACTCCCCGGCGACTATAAAATAAGCATTGTAGCCTCAGATATTCTTGGCAACGTTAGTGTAACGACCACTGTTGTTGTAGCTGTCCTTGGCAAGCTTGCCCCGCCCGTGGCTGTCACCAACTTAGCGGTGAAAAGCTATAACGGGAATGGCGTAGTTACTTGGGACTTGCACCCTGACTTAGATGTACGGATTGGTGGATTGGTGGTAATCAAGTACACTACTAAGACATCCAATGTACAGTGGGAAGATGGGGTTATTGTTGCAACAGTTCCGGGTGGCAACACCCAAGCTAATGTTCCACTAATGACCGGAACGTACACGGCCAAGGCAATAGATGAGGGTGGAAGATACTCCACAGACTTCGCTTCAGCCTTGTCCTCTTTTGCAGAGTTGTCCGCAACAAACGCGATGGCAACTTTAGTGGAAGATCCTGTGTTCTCGGGTGAAAAAGATAATTTGTTTGTATCCGGCGGATTGCTTACATTGTCCACGTCAAAGCTCTGGGATGATATAGCCTTAATAGACGAAGTGGAAGAGGTTGATTATTTAGGTTTTGGTAGCCTATCTGGGACATACTACTTCCGTGATGTTATCGACTTGACAGGAGTATACACTGTACGTGTGTACGGAACAGTGACAGGGTATGCAACAATCGAGGCAGATACCATAAACTCTCGCAACTACCCGCTTAACGAGTGGGCGAGATTCAACGGAGAAATAATCAACAACTCCGTAATAAAACTCATGATCTCCACAACCAACGATGATCCTGAGAATCCGTCTGCAGTGTGGGGAGAATATGTCGAGTTTATCGTAGCCGACTACACAGCAAGGGGCTTCAGGTTTAAGGTCGAGATGGCTGTTACACAAGGAGAGCACATTTTGTTTGTAGAGAATCTCTCTGTTAGCGTTGATGCAGTTGACCGTGTTGAGGGGCAAGATAATATCACAGTTCCTAGTACAGGATTTTCTGTCTCGTTTGCTAGCCCGTTTGCCACCACACCTGCTATTGCAATCAGTATTGATGCGATGCAGAACGGAGACTACTACAGGCTTACCGGAAAGAGTCAGACAGGATTCACTGCCACATTGTACAACAGCTCAAACACTCCCGTCGCAAGACAAATTGATTGGATAGCAAAAGGCTACGGAAGAGAAATAATTTAAGCTCTATACATGGGCGCTTTCAATAAAAGGAAAATAAATGACACAGTCAACAATACAGATGGTAAACGAAACAGGCTTGGATTTCAGGCTCCATTTAAATGAGGGGCTTGAGAGCCTTGCCACAGATTTTGCTGGGCCTCTCGCGCCTGTAGAGTATGTACCATACAGCACATGGCTGGACACATCTACTCCAAGCGAACCTGTTATGAAAAGACGGAACTCTGGGAATACTGGCTGGGTGACTGAGGTAGCAACAGCAGATAAAATAGATTACACAAGGGGTGTTCCAGAAGCCACGCCACAAAAGTTGAACGTGGCCTTGGACAACCTGTTCGCAAAGATGGATCATCAAGACATCCACCTACAAGACTACTTTTCTGGAGTCCTCGCCCCTTCTGCAGATATAACCTCCAGCCTGCAGGCGGCAATCAATGCCGCTAGGGCAAGAGTGGTCTCATCAGGAGGCTGTGCAACAGTGCGGATACCTGCGGGGTATTTCTTTAACCTTAGTGCCACAATTGTTATACCATCTGGAGTGTTTATTGAGGGCAATGGCAGTGTACAGACCTATTTACGGAGGACTGGAGACTACGGCCATACATTTGTTGTAGGCACTGCCAATCCCGCAACAAATGTGCAATGTGCAGGCATCCGTAATATGTGCATCTACCATGACCACGGTTCCGGGCCTGTTCCTCCTCTAGCTGCGGAGAGTTGGGTTAATCCTGTAGCATCAAATTCAGCACATATTGTAGCTTACACGCCCGTACATTGTGATTTTTCTGGTTTAAGTTTGTATTCACTTAGGGGGTCTTTAGTAATACAAGGGGGATCTTTCAGTAGAGTGTACGATGTTGACACATATGGCACTTGGGATGAGAATTATACAGCAATGCAGGAGTCTGCGCTTGGTCTACTCATAGATCAGGATACCGCTGTCACTGGATCAATTCCTACTTGGCACTTAATCCAGTTTTGTAGGTTTGGGGGAACAACTCGTCCAAACACCACGCTTAATTATTGGGGGGATAAAACAAAAACGGATACGAAAAATATTGGCCCTCGCAACGGCTTGGTTATACAGGGTGGGGAGGCCATATATGTTGATAACAGCTATACTGGGGCTTGCAACTCAAACGGTATTCTACTTTCCAGCAAGGGCGGAAGTATTTTGGCAGGAGTGTTTATCTCCAACCATTTCTTCGATCCTTGCGGTATTAAGTACGAAGATGCTTGTCTGAGATTTGAGAACAGGGATGCGGGAGGCATCATTGATGGCGTAACAGTATCGAACGCTCAATTTAAAGGGCAAACTAATGGTTGGAGAGCAGTCAGTGATTATGGCAGCACTGCTACAAATGGGTCGGTAAAAGATTTTATTATTGATGGTCACGCCTCTATTTTTGTTGGAAATCCATTAGAGCTTACCAATATGCGGCGAGCAACGATAAATATGAACATTGCCGCTTATAATTATCAAAACTGGTACTTAGCAGATCAGGCGTGCGCCGTACATGTTGGGTCTTCCTGTTCTGTGGTAAGAGTGGGCGGTATTATCGGGGGAGGTGTCTACGGAGAGGTAGCTGCCGGAGCTAATAATAGATGTATTGACGGCGTTAGAGCAGACTCATGGCTCGAAAGCCGCGTCGAGGTAACCTCTACAAACGGAGGGCTGTCAGGGGAACTATTTGTTGGGCCTCCCGCTAAATCAGCTTTAGCCCTCAACACAACAAACTGGACTGTCACCCCAAGAGTGAGTAGTAGCAATATATTTCATATTCAAACCCTTACCGACAATGTGACTGCGACTCTTAGTACCACCAACGCCGTTGATGGAGACGAAATAACAATCACAAGAACCAGCGGGGGAGCTTTTAACATGGCCGTGGTAGGATATTCTACCAGAAATCTATCAACAAATACTTGGGTTACTTTTAGTTTTGTTGTGGGCGTGGGCTGGGTACAAAAAGCTTATGGAACAATTTAAAAGAGGTAAATATGACACAACCAAGCGTAATGCAGATTGACGGCAACTATACAGGCCCAGTATTTGCTGTAAAACTAAATGAAGTCCTCGCCGCGCACACCACTGTGTTCGCAGGAGATTTATCTCCTACAGCTCCCGTAGCAAACATGGTGTGGCAGGATACCTCAATAGATCCGCCGATGTTCCGTCGCAGAAACAGTACAAACAGTGCTTGGGACACAATGGGGCAGTTCTCAAACAACACCTATTATGGAGACTGTACAGGGGCTGCTGGAACCACTGATACCTTGGCTACCCCCAGAGTGATTTCCCTCAGTGGAGATGTAACTGGAAGTGCAGGCTTCGATGGTAGTGCGAATGCTCCCATCGCAGCTACACTGAAGACTTCAAACTCCGCTCCCGGCACATATGGAAGTGCCAATAATGTTCCTATTACAACAGTGAATAATAAGGGGCTGGTTACATCTATTGTTAATCAAACAATCGACTTTCCAGTAGACAGTTTTAACGGCAGATTAGGGAACATCTCTTTGAACAGCACGGACGTATTTAACGTGCTGCCGGGCAAAGCAGGAAACAAGTATAAATTTCTGCGGCTCAGTGCTGCCGAGAATACACTTGAATGGGCTTCTCCAGCAGGCAGCCCGCCAGTCCTTACCTATGACGTAATTAAGTCTCAGCCCGGAGGGGACTTTGGCGGTGCTGGCTTCTATCTTCACCTAAGAGCCAACGCAGGAACGGGGATGTACAAGGTAAGAGTAACCGAGGGGGCCAACGCATGTTACCGCCGCTTTTCTGTTGTGGACGACCCAATGGGAGATGCATATGTAAACTACTCCTATGGCTGTGTGAATGGAGAGGGGGCACACGGAGACTACATAGAAGTAGTTGACGGGGTATACATCACGAACGGATTTGAAACAGATAATCGTATTCAGGTTTGGAAACTGTAACAAACAAAGCCCTACTCCTTTCGGAGTAGGGCTTTTCTCACATATTATTCGCCAGCAAGGAAGCGCAGAGTTTCAATCTCTTCTTCCATTTCATCCAGCTTTTCCTTGAACAAGGTATTATAAAGCTTCGTCACTACTTTCTTCTCAAGGCCAGTAGCTTCAGCAGCGACTTCATAAATATCTTTGAGATTCTCCTTTGCAGCTACGATCTCAGATAGATGACCGAAGGCTTCAGATTTGTATTGCTTCAGCAGATCACGTTGTTGCTGGGTAAGAATGATTTCCATATTATTTCCTTTCAAGGTTAATTAAACAAATATTTGACACAAGATACAGATGCCAACACAGGCAACGAGACAGTACAAACTGCATAGATTGTTGCTACAAATTCAATGATAAACTCTTTCATTCTTATTCTCCTGTGTAGAACATATCTTCGTCAGCAGACAGACTGCCACGAATGCTCATCTGAATGTCTCGGAGAATAGCCATCTCTTCGAGGTCGCTGTAATAGTCTTCTTCTGCTTCAACATCTTCAATCACGAGCTTCCCCTTTGCTTTTTTAGTTTCTACAGCGATGGCATACTTTTCAAAACTTTCCCAATTAACAGACTCCTGACTCATCCTAACCATCTCTGCTGCCAAGTCTTTATCTACTTGGGAGTGAATACGGGCAGACAAAGAGCATTGACGCGTGGAAGTCCATTCCTTGTCCATACGTTCATGGAAGGCGTAGCGGTAGCCTACGATTGCTTGCTTGCTCTCAGAAGACCGATGCTTACAGCCCTGAATGGACATTGTGCGGTTTGTGTCCGCACCAAGGCTAAACAGGTACGGCTGAACCTTGCTGTCCATGTTTGTCTGGAGCAGATCAAACTGGTTAAGGCCTTTGAACTCAGGAATACGCAGAACATCTCGAAACGAATAGGCTACAATCATTGTGCAGCCCCCAACATCTTGATATTATCTGCCACTTCCTTCTTCAGAGCGTGCCACTCCTTTGCCGCGATAGCTGTGTAGCCAGAGATTTCCTCTGCTGCCTGAACGTCGTAGGAGCCTCGTGCTGCTGTGTTGGTGGCTACGAGGTAGGTATCTACCAGACACTTAGCTGTATCCGTGTAGCGGGCCTCTACGATGCTTACAGAGGCATTCTCTTTATCTAGGCAGTAGTAAGTATCCCAGACACTACCCTCTTGCTTAAAGTACTTCATACTTCCTCCTTGTAGGTTGGGGTGAATTCGGATACATTGGCCTTGGCATACGAGATCGGCTTCATAAGCTTATTTGCCGAATTGAAGCACCCCCATTTATCACGATCAACTTGCCGCAATTCGTAATAGTCTTGTGTTGAGGATTGGTAGCCAGCCAATGTGTAAAACCCATCAGTTTGTGTTGTACAGAACTTTGACATGTTGTTGGAATTGGTGACGCCCCATGCTGAATAAACGTCATACCCGCTGCGTGATAGCATTGCGGCAAAGCCGAAGTTTACAACAAGACAATCTGTAAGCTCCTTCAGGATTTCCTCCTCACTTTGGCTCTCCACGGCAAAGACTAGCTCCTTCGCTTCTTCCAACACAAGCTTTGCTTGATTAAGCAAATCATCTCGGCTTACCACATGATCCAGCTTTCCTGTCAAAGTTTGAAACTCTACAACACTTGCTACACAATCATATATTCGATTCATCAGTCCTCCTTGTCACGTTCTATGCCGATATTGCCACACATTATATTGCTCATTGAACACAGCTACATTTTCAAGATGTTGCCCAAGGACTTTATTGAAATACTTCCACAAGGGTGTCTCCTTCGTCAGAACGTGCCATGTGTTACTTGAGTAGTCCATGCCGTCAATTGTAACACACTTCTTGTCCCAGACTCCAGTTATTTCTCCACGAACATCAACAAACATTGGATGGCGAGCATCACGCTCAAAAGCGATACGGGAAACATCGCCATCCTTTGCCAGAGCAACTGTAACACCCATTGAAGGGAGATGTTCTTGTACAATCATCAGTTGTCGTACTCGTACATAATTTCTGTTGTCTCATGCCCAAGTTTTTGTACAAGGTAAACAATGTCATCCGGGGTGTTAAAATCCCAGAAGTTGCCTTCAAAATAAACCTCTCCGTCTATCTTGATACAGAGCATTTCAGCATCATTATCTGTATAAATATCCACAGTTTTGTTTGACATGTTATTTCTCCTTATCCACGACTATCAATAACTTGGCTATACTTCCGAATACGAGAGGGCACAGCAAGGCTCTTAGATGCCTTCAGATAACGCTGAAGGGCACGAGCGCCATCACGGGTAGGATCGCCTTGCAGGAGGGTGTAGGAGCCGTTGATAAGCCCTTCTACGGCCCAGAAGTAATTAGTGCTGTTCATTTTGTTTCTCCTTCTCGTTTTTCCACAGGGTCAGTAGCTCTCGGGCAAACAATACATACCCTGTATTTACTCCATCTTCAAAGCTTGCAGAGACTTCACTGAAATCCTCATCATCGTAGCAGCACTCTTCTGCTGCCACCTTTGCAAGTTTCTCTACCATTTCTTTAATCCCCGGAAGCCCGGCTACATTGATTTTTAGTGCTACAAGTTCTGCCATTTGTTTCTCCTTTATTTAAAACGTTTCTTTAAGTATTCAATATCAATGAACAGAGGGCTAAATCCTCCGTCTTCAACATTGTGCATAACAACAATACCACGGTGATGTTTATTACCAGTAAAACCTTTATAAGACTCGTCGAAATCATAGCTTGCTCCGGCAATAATACTCCACTGCTGTACGCCAGTATGAAGGGTTCTGGTGGCTACGTCAAGCGTTTGCCGATGCCCTTGCACTACCGAACAGCCAGTGGACTTCAACACATTCAATGCCGAACCTCCCATTGGTTTCCCAGTCATCGGGTGTGGCCAGTAATGTATAAAGGTTACTCCACCAATAACAACAGGCTTCAGGAAATCTACTACTTCCCAACCAGAGTCTTCATAGCGAAGCTCTTTGAGTCCAAGGAAACCTTCTAGCTCTGGATTAGCTTCTACGTGGCGGAGGATTCTCTCTTCGTGATTCCCCAGTGTAAGCGTCATCCGTGGCTTCCAACTTGGATCTTTTAGCTGTGCAGCCTTGATGGGTGACAGCAACCCGTTCATCCCGTTAATACTCGCCTGAATGTCCAGAGCTACACGCTTCCCTTCAGCAGACTTCTTACCCTTGTCATAGCTAGAAAGGCTAGGCATATCTGCGAAGTCTCCTGCACAAACAATCACATCAGGCTTTTTGTAGGCAATGTACTCACCGATACAGCGAAGGTATTCCGTATCGGTATCAGGCTTCACTTGGCTATCTGGAATGTAGATAATCGTTGGGCCTTGTTTAGTTTGATCTGTGTTGATACGAACAATATCACTTTTCACAGGTTCTGTCCAGCGAAGCATTGGTTGCTCTGGTGTAGGAGATTTATAGGTAACTGTACGCTCAACCCCCTTATTAAGATAATCCCATACACTACTATAAGGAACATTCAGCAAACGAGAGATTTCTCGCGGGCCTTTTTCCTGTAGTGCGTATAGAGTTGCATCTACTTTCCACAAATCACTCATTAAAGACCCTCCAGTTGTGCATCATACTGAGCAATCAGATCTGCCAAACAAGGAACACAATCGTCCAAGTAATCCAGCAACCCCTCATAATATTCTAATTGTGTGTCAGTCATCAATACCCCTCCGGCAATTCGCCACAATATGATTCTTTAGCCAACCCATAAATATCCCCGCTGGCAGGGCCAGAGTATTCTCCAGCCTGCTTATAGAAGAAACGTAGGAATACAAGCTCCTTTGCCACTTCTCGGAAAATGTCAAGCTCTTCTGCTTCTAGGTTTGCACTAGCCATTTATTTCTCCTTTAAGTAATTCCGATAAGCCTCTGCACGAGCTTTGGCGTTAGGTGGCATTATACTTAGGTTGCAGGTGTTTGTCAAGATGTGTTTCTGTTTTTCTGCGTTGTTTTTAGAGAACTCAATGACAAGCTTCTCTACTTTAGCCTCTTCAAAGGAAACACCCTTCAATTGGGCAATGGAGTGAAGATTGTGGCACCCCTTACAAATTAGTCTGAGATCCTCTTCAACAACCAACAGAAGCTTCTCCGCACAAGGCTGAATGTGCTCAATCTGTGTGAGGTGTGCTGTAGCCTCGTCTCGATGATCACACTGCATATCTTTAAGCGCATAATCATTCAGGCATATCTCGCAGGTTGCTCCCCATACAGTAGGCTTCTTCCCTTTAGGGTTTGGATTAGGAATTTGCTTACGCATTTTGTTAATCAAAGTAATTTTCTGCGGTGCCCTGTTCCATCCCTTTCGGATAATACCCTTGATCCAAGAGAACACAGACGCGCGCGTTTTCCAGATGTGCGGATATTGCGCAACCATTTCGTCTATTTTATCAAGAGCCATCATTTCCCGTGCCTGTCTGTGTAGGGATACCCTTCCTCTCGCAACTCTTGTATCATGGCCTCTCTATGTGCTACAGCCCTTTCGAACGCCAATTCGCCAGAAAAACATTTAGAGTGCTCGATGCCGTCCTTTGTCCATTTTGCCAACCAATACCCGTCCTTTGGACCTTTACCAACTCCTGTATAACCAGAAGTGTTCCGAGCACTCATCTTCTTATTGAGTGTGTTTGTTGCCCTAGACACTACCCTTAGATTTTCTAGCCGGTTGTCCACTCTGTTCCCGTTTATGTGATCAATCTCATATCCGGGTGGAATTTTCCCTATCAGTTCTGTCCAGATAAGCCTGTGCAACTTTATCCTCTTCTGATCACGAACGACTTGTATGTATCCGTCTGCACTATTTACAAACTCGGGGGGATAGCAGATAGCCAGTTCTATAGTCGGCTTATTCCAGAAACCTGTTTTCACCCTCTTCTTTCTACCTGTGGGCGGGACATACTCTCCCTGATGTTCCTTTTTTAATTGCAGATGATCTTCCCAGCTTTGCGGGGCATCAACAAACAATTCAAACAACCAACCAGTTTTAGTCAACTCTTGGTACTGTTCCTCCGTTTGTATGCGCTCAAAATATATATCTAGTCCGAACATTCTTCCCCTCCTATTTAACTTTCAACAGCAGCACAGAGGCTGCAAGGAATGCTACACCAAGCCAGTTATACCTGTTCAGTTGCTCTGCAAGAATATACGTGTTACCAATTCTCAGTATAACATTCATAAGTGAAAAACATGCCCCTGCAGCAAATAAACTTGGAGCATTCTTGAAGCCAACAAACAAGGCCCACTGAGACAACATAATCGGAACAAAAATATATGGCAAGGCCGAATAGAATGTCTCATGCTGCCCTGCCCTGTATGTCCATTCAATGTAGCATATCGAGATATTTGCACAAACAAGGGCAAGGAGCCAATTCATATCAACCCTTCGCTTTCAGTTTCTCAAGCTCCAGCTCTCGCTGTGCGAAGAAAATAATCTTCTCCAAGTCGTACACACTATCAACGTAGCCCTTCTTAGCTTTGCCCTTCTTAGCTGCACAGATGCGCCAGATACCTTTGAAAATATTTCCTTCCGCAAATGACATCCCAAGAGCTTCGATTACATCTTGACACTCTACTACGTACTGTGTGCCGCCAGATACAGGGTTGACGACATCTACTTTGTAATAGCTGCTGGAGCCGCCTGTATATTCTGGGACAGAAGCCTTTTCTAATTCGATTTGATGCTGATTAATAGCCCAAGTGTCCTTTTGTGCTTCCCAATATACCCAAGTGCAGTTGCTTGCACCAATCTCCGTAATAATTCCCACTGACCCTTGCTCAATCCAATTTGTTGTTTCTGTGCACACAACTCTGTCGCCAACTTTAAACATATCCTTCTCCTTATCTTATTTAACAGCAATCTTACGAGCCAATTTCCTATTCCATTTATGAGCAATTTGATGCTCACGAAACGTATCTGGAAAAGAGCTTCCCCATTTATTTCCTACATAATCAGATTGCACCATCGTGTAGAAATCGTATTCTGTGGAGATTTCTTGGAAATAGTGTTGCTGACGGAGGAAGGTGAATTGGGAGGGGTTCATTAGTGTACCTTGACAGTGTGGATAACGTCTGCTGGGTGTTTAGGGAATAGATTATTCCACGTCGCAAAGGCTTCTTCTACCCGTTTAGCAAATGTATCTACAGGACGTGGCTTTAGCTCTACGCCCAGAACAAAGCCTCCGAAATCTGTATAGTAGTTTAGAATGTCTCCATCAAGATTAAACCGATTGTCATTGTATAGAAATTCCGATAGTCCGTCTTCATCAATCTCACGTTCCTCTTCGTCTATGAATCCGATGTTGTCACGAAGAAACTCTTCAGCCTCTCGTGAGTCTTCGAATTCTTTGCCTACGTAAAGTAATGGTGTGTAATCAATTCCCATTTCAGTCTCCTTTAATAATCAATCTTCAATTTGGTTAGAACGTCTTTAACAATCACCCTGTCGTTTTCCCAACGTCTCATGTGACAGCAATCCGTGTAAAGCTGAAGCAACTCAGTAGCATCCTTGGTGTGCTCTACGCCGTCCCACGCCTTGTATGTGATTGGCTCAGGATACCACAGTTTGTACTGACTGTAAACAGCCTGCCAGATTTCTTTATCTGTTTTCAGATCGTTCAATAGTTTATAGGCAGACTTCTCGCCGTACTTAATCCCACAAAGCTCAGTGGGCTTGAACCCGTCCGCCACGTCGCCCACAATCTGCTGGAAGGCAAACCATTTACGCCCTGTTCCCGTGACCTTCTTTACAGACTCCTGAAGTTCTCCAATACCAGAGATATAAATAGGCTCTGTCATCTTAGTCCAATCATAGACGTAGCCCATGTTGGACAGAGCATCTTTGTCAATACTTGATTGAACGATAATCCGACCTTCCTTAAAGCCAGTGTAGGCATACTCACAGAGAACATCGTCGGCTTCCACGCCCTCAGTGACCTCTGCTGCGTGGTGCTGTACAAGATACTCCCGCAACTCTTTCAGAAGCAAAGGCTTTGCGGCACCTTCTCGATTGCTTTTATAGCGTGTAGGCAGTGGCAAGTCCAATCGGAAATTACCCTTCCCACTCATTACAATGTGATAGTTGTCCGTACCACAAGCTTCGCAGATTGAGTTGATCGTGGTCTTCACAGAATGCTTTGCAAATACAACGCTCTCTGCTTCCTGTTTGTCTACAACATCAAAATCGAGAATAGTCCATTTAGATCCTTCAAGGCTTTTCTTAAACTCTGTGCGAGTATCAAACCCTTTCTCTCGCCCACTGTCTCGGTGGGTAACTACGATAGAGCGTTTCTCGCAAGCTGCTGCTGCACGATATGCGAGAATGTCTCCATCAATACATACAAGTTCAGCTTTCATACAACTCCTTACAAGAATAGCCCCTCCATTTCTGGAGGGGCTTGTTTCAATTACACCACGTAGCTCAAACGCCCACGGAAGGGGTTATTAAAAGGAATGTCGTCGTCTATGAAATCCACGTTAGCCTTCGGAGCCGCCTTCACAGGCTTTCCAGCAGCTTTAGGGGCTTCCTGTGCAGCAACTTCCTCACGAGGCTTACGAGCCTGTGTAGCAGCCGCAGAAGGGGCTTCCTGACGCACTGGCTTGGCAGAGCCAAATTCTGCACCCGGGCCACCCGTACTCTTACTCTCGTACTCGATGAAACCTTCTTCGTCCAGAAGAACATTGGCGAGCTTTGCGAACGTACCGAAGTCGTTTGAGTTGATTCGATAACTCACCTTACCAAAACTACCATTAGCAATCAGGCGAGACTTGGTAATATCTACACGCTCATCTGCTGTTTCCAAATACACCTTCGGAGCATACTCCGGGAAGAACTCTTCACCATCAACTACGGCATCCTTCTTGAGCTTAATACTGTACAAGTTCTTTTCACCCTTGAAAGCAGACGGAACAGGAATCTTGTACTTAGCTTCAAAGTCCGCTGCCTTGATCTTCTTGGCAGGTTGCTTCTTGAATTGTTCATCCCAAGCATCTGCTTGATCTTCAGAGATGATTACTTCTACAGAATACTCAGTATCCTTAGACTGATACTTGGAATCTGCCTGTGCAATCTTTGCATAGACGAGAGTACCTTCGATAACACCGTACTGCGCTTTTTCTTTAGCCATACTAGTAGTTCCTCCTTAAGAGATTTGGTTATTGCACAGAGCCTCTTGGCTTCCGCTGTGCCGGATTACTTCTTCATGAACACGCATTATACATCACCTTCTACTACCTTGTCAAGCATTTCCTCTGAAGAATCTTCAGGAGGCTTAGGCTTCTTGTGGAGTCCGGATTTCCGATACGTCCTGCGACCCTTCATTGCCTTGTCCTTCGGTTGAGCTGGAACAACATCATTCAGGAACTCCATTTCGCAGAGTGGAATCGACCAGTCTTGGAGAAATAACCATCTATCCTGCTCCGCCTTTATTTTCCAGATATTTTTCCTCAACTCTGCTGCCGTAAAGCTACTCTTGCCAATCTTGTGTAGATAATTGATAAGCACGTCAACATTGTACTGAATGACCACCCACCAATCTCCATAGGCCATCGGGACTCCTCTAGGCCAGTCTTTATTGAAATGTCTCCGATAGCTGAACACGAGCTTCAGATTGATCTTGATTCTGTCCAACCTGACATCCGAAACAGCATACTCAGATTGATGTATCAAACAATTCACGCACTCAAGTAAGATCATCGCATAGTCATTGTCATTGGCTTTGTGAAAGTGCTTGGTGACAGTCTTCGGGGCTTTGGTTGTGCCGCGTCTGAGCTTACTGAGGGCTAGTTGTTTTTTCAGCGGTAATCCATGATATATAGATGACGGATCATGGAATTCTATGTGTTTGGTGGGCGGGTCGTCTATTACGATTTCTTCTGTCATTTTGTTCCTTTCAATGGATCAATAAGTTTTCTTGCTTCTGCAATGTAATAATCGTAGTTAATGTCCCAGTTGAATTCACTGATGTCATTACAGGGCATAACATCCCATTCACTATCAATGCTCAATCTACGCTCTCCCGCTTCTTCCTTGCCGGGCAATGGAGGCATTATCTTCACCAACTTACCACCCTTGTGTGATGGGTAGTAGCGGCAAATGTTCTGCAGCGACTGCTCTGTACCATCGTCGGCAACCAAAACAAGACGTGATTTACGATCAACCTTTGTACGAAGCATGAAGTCCCACTTGTTGTCGTGAGCACGAATGAATTCTTCAGCAGTTCCACGTTCGAGTAGTTCGTGCTCAACAGCCATTGGAATAACCAATGAGGACATATTCTTGTTCCACCCAAGATCCTTATATTCGTAAGCCCCTTTACTCTTCAACTTACCATCAACATATTGGGCCACGTAGTTGTTAACGTCCCTGATGAACATCGCTGTGTATTCTGCATACTCCAATTCAAGACCAACTTCTTTCTGCCACTGAACACAGATTGCGTCATACTCAGCTCGCTTGCTACGTGGTATCTTTACTGTAACCCCGTCTGTATTGCACTGAATCATCTGCATGTTATCAATAGTCATCAAACGCTCTGCTAACATGCACAGAGAAAGTTGTCCATTGATAGTGATAGCCATTGTGTATTGTGGGTCATAGAATGGACTGAACTCATTATTAGAGTCCCCATACACTCCGTTAAGCGCCAACTTCATCACAGCATTCTCTGGACTACCTTTCGGATAAGTCTTTCGAGCCTCATACACATCCTTGTAAATCTTGCAAAAGGGCTTACCTAAATGTTCTGGATACACATTGTTTGCAATAGCAATGTTTGGATACATTGAACTCACATCTGCATCAACAATAATAAACTCATCATCGCTTCGCACGGTGCAACTTTCAATGCTTCCATGAATACCTCCTGTACCAAAGTCAAATCGAAATCCGTTGATCTTCACATTCATCGTATCTGCAACTCGCCAACATTTCCAATAGCTCTTTGCGCCCTTCTTGCTTTTCAGATCAACTTCTTCGATCCAAGCTGTGGGATTCTCTCGCAATACCTCTTGCCACTCCGCGTATGATGGTTGTTGTGCAAATTTCTTACGCTTGGTTGTCATTTCAGCATAACGTGCTACATCACCAATCTTGGATTCAAGAATGTCACTAAATACACCCTTTGTCTCAGTGATAATTTGACTGTTAAACCACCCTTGTATCGCCTTAAATGCCGGTTGTTCAAACTTCAAGTATGGGAACAACACCTTACCAATCCCAATCTTATCACGCTTCGTCTGCTTAATTTTACGCCCATACTTCGTTTTTGCGTAGCAACATCCGGGGATTGCCTTTTCCAAACGATTGATAAAGTATTCCTTGCCAATCTTTGTGTCATTGTGATTTGTGCAATCAAAACCAAACTTGTTACTGAGGTCGGCACGAAACCTAATTGCATCAATGGACTTGTTGTAAAACTGTAGCGTCTGCATCACATCGTGTTTGTTATACTCAATCAGAACGTCTTTTTCAGCATCGCTCAAAGACGTTCCAACGGGGTATGGCAAGTCCTCAATATTGTCACTACGCATATTGAACTCAAGCATCTTCAGTGAGGTGCTGCGAGCCTTGTTGTCAAAGTGGTGGATCTTATACAAATCAACTTGGGGGATAAGAATATCAGCAGCTTTAACTGTAATACCAAATCCATCCCCCTTATTTGAGTTGATCACTTTCATTGCATACTTATAAATCTCTTCAGCAGATGGTTGATCACCACGCTTGTAGCACTCGATGATTTCGTGCAGAACAGGGTAATCGAAGCCTAAATTGTTAAAACCAACCATCCGATGTTTAGCCTTCGCAACTTTACGAAGAAATTCAATCATCTGATCTATTTCATTTTTACGATCACTGATTTCAAATACTCGGATGCCTGCCCCATTTGAATACACGGCGCATAGTGTAAAAATGTTGGGGTATGTTTCCTCATCAAAAATCCAGTCACCTTCGATATAATTCTTAGTCACACACCCTCCCCATTATCAAAATCAATCCAACATTCTACCACACCTTAATCAATCCCGCTAAGATCTTCTTGAGGATAACATTCAAACACCCTGCCATGCCACGTAATCGAGTCATCCTGTAATGTAATACGCGGAGCGATGGCCCTCAAAGCTTGATAGGCTTTCTCAGATAATACTACATAAACCTCATCCTGAAACAAATCATTGAACAACTTTGGCAAGTCTTTGTGTCTTCGTGCATATGCAGAGGTTTCAATAATCTTGTTATTTTGTTCCTCTGTTGCGAGTAGCTGGACAAGCTCTTCCTGAAACATTTCCTCAAGACAAACCTCGTGGTAATAGTCTTCTTCGTACAATGTAGGCTCTTCGTGGAGAATCTTCTCTCCGCATTGACAACACATTTTAGCGAAAATGAAGGAGTAATTCTCCTCTCCTTGCTTACTAAGTGCTTTGCTTACCATTACAGCATTAGTGTGTGGATTAACACTCGTATAACCCTTAGCCATTTAATCCTCCTTACACAAATTACGCTCAAACACATAAATCCCAAGAGCATCGCTCAAATAACGCTTCACTTCCTGTGCGCCTTCTTGATACGCCTCTTCCATCTCGTGCATCGTTCCGCAGGGATCGTCCTCATCCCGTCATAGACATACCCTCCAATAAAATCCTTCCGAAGAATAATCTCAAGGCGTTCCAGCAGAAGCTTCTCTGGTGTGTTAGGATCTTGGCGATTGTACAAATTAACAGGGGTATTCATCTTATCGTTTTCCTTTCAGGGTAAATTCGGCGCCATTGTTGCATTTTACGAATAGACGCGTATTCGTAGGAGTTTCCCCTTCAATCCAAATCCGTGTAAGCCCTTCATTGCTGCCACATTTATCTTCCGCAGCGTTGAAGTCTTGCGGGTAGAGATTTACTCCGCAGGCGGATAGTAGGGTAACACAGAGGGCTAGTAGTGGCAAGTGTTTCACGTTTTCTCCGTCATTTGTTTTACTTGTTCATAGTCAGCATAAAGGTCTGCATCAACTTTTGCATACAACACTCCGTAGTTGTATTCACAATCCCGGAAGTGACGCCCATCAATCCCCTTGTCGGCCTCGGCAATGATTTCAGAGATGCACTTCTCAATTTCCTTGTCCTCTTCTGTTTCAACAGAGAACCCGCCAATGCCCTGCTCTGCGTAATCATACCCTTCTGTCCAATCGTTACGGTTCTGCTCAAGGTAATATGCAAGACGTAGATACTTACACTTGCTAAGGACAGCATACAGCACATCGGTACTATCTGCAAGAGGGTCACACCCGTATTTCACCTTGTAGAAAGCAACCTTAGTTTCATTTTCCACTTTGGTCTTTTCCTTCTGTGTCTTCTGCTCTTGGTCATAAATCGTTCGATATGCTGTGCGATAGGTGTCTTCAATACGCGAGCGCATCTGTTGTGCCTCAGACTTGTGTGCTGTGTATTGTGTTGTAGGAATGTTCCTTGACAGGTCACAAATCCACCCAGCCGTCTTCGTTACGGATTTAGGAGTCCTCGCACGAGAATTTGTATCGCGCTCCTGATAGGAGTCAGGAATGCCTAGTTGCTTCATAATCTGTGCCATCTTGTGCTTGATGAGAAGATTATTCTCAATGAGAGGTTTATTGGCCTCTTCGATATTCGCGCAGGCAACCTCCCAAGCAGCCACTTGTTCAAGCAGGGCATTCTTACGAGATTCCAATGAGGTAAGGCTGCTGATAGGTTTCGCGCTGCCCCAACCATCTTTGAAATCCCACCAACTTGAGGAGTGGTCAATAGAAAGCGTCCCAGCCCCCGGTACCAGAAACACACTTTTCTTAGGAAAAGGCTTTAGCGGCTGCGGCTTCGGGAATGCTTCGTCAGCCTTGGCTTGCATATCAGCAATCTTACCTTCTGTCATGTCCGCAAGAGCACGTAACGCTTGCGGGATTGTTTCTGTGTGTGCTAAGAACATTATTGTCTCCTTTGTTAAAATCCGCCAGTTTCGGCAAGCACTACTTCCCAAGTATCTTCATCAATAGTGAATTCATCACAAACTCCCAGATAACTCCAAGGACGATTCTTCAGTACCGTGAGGCGTACATTACCTCGGCTGCGGTCAGGTTTCACTTCTGGTTCCAACCCAAGAATAACAAAGGATAGCTGCTCAAGGGCAGCACTTCCTCGCATTAGCTCTTTAGTAATCTTTACCCAGAATGGCTCATCTTCCTTACCCTTGGGTGGAGTGAAGAGCTTCCCATCGCCACGGTTAATGTGGGACACAGCAATAATGCACACATCGTTAGCAGCGCAGAAGGCAGCCAGCTCTGTCATTACAATATCTAGCTCTTTGCGCTCGTTCTCAATAGCAGACCCGCTGATTACAACAGAGAGATGATCAAGGATAATGTACGAACACTTCTCAACAAGGTGCATGTGTTTCACCTTAGCCATAAGCTCTGTGATAGGTAAGCTACCAAAATGACCAAGCATAACAAGTTGATCGTGATTAACGATTTCATCATAGGCTTCACGAATGCGTTCCTCAGTAGCGCAAGACAAAGGATCATTCTTGAACTTATTGTAATTCACCTTGAGCTTACCCGCAACCATACGTTGCAAGGTTTCCTTATTCTGCTCTTCAAGATAAATCATCCCAACCTTCTCCCCTTGCTCCATGAAGGCACTGGCAAAGATTGATGTTACCGTGCTCTTACCAACACCAGAAGGAGAGGTAAGCAGAACAAGCTCCCGAGTACGAAATCCGTGCAGCTTACGCATAAGCTCTGGAAAGCAAGGAACGTAGATGCCCTCTGGACGCTTCTGAATCAACTCTTCAAAAGAGATGTCTGCAGCATGGACGATCTTCTCTGCTGAATATGGGCGCTTACCAAACTGTACAAGCTTTGCTAACTCTGAACTACGCCCAGCTTGCAGTAGATCAGAAGCATCCTTGTAGTTGTTCCCCGGCGTAATCACTGACAAAGCAATGGATGAACCCACCAAAGCAGATGCTACAGCTTCACGAGCTTCGTGCCCTTTTAAGATGCCCTTTGCTTTCTCCTTTGGGGTGCAATAATCATCATCAAAGAACAGAGACAGTCCGTCGAATGAGTGAATGAACTCATTGTTGTGTAGAATAGCCTCAACAGCGTTGGCTGTACCAAGAGGAAGGCTGACAACAAACGGCTCAAGCCCTTCATACTTTGTACCTTGAACGTCGTGAACAATAGCCTGATGACATGAAAGGGTGTCCCATTCTCCTTCCGTGCAGGTTACCGTAACACGCTTGCGTGCAACCTTCTCTGCTACATCTTGTCCAAACAGCTTATTTGAAATAGAGACAGAGCCAATAGCTGACCAGTGTCCATCTTCATTTTTGTCCAACAGCAGGTTCTGTTTCTTATAACCAGTGACACGACCCTTCTGACTAACACTTGGAAAATACACAGCCTCAATTGTCTTTCCATCTTCTTGGCTCACCGCTGCGCGTACGCCGAACTTCTCACAAGTTTCTTTCGTGATGCCCCGAGAAGGAATGTCCATAAAAGGAAATCCAGCAATATCCTTCAAGGTTTCCTTCGGCTCATATCGCGTTGTGTTCGTCATCTTCTTTTCTTTCCTCTCGTAGCTCAATTATCCCTCCTCGATAGAATTTATGGTTCCCAACCATTCTAACATACACAAGCTTCTCTGTCAACCAACTGTGGTGATTCTTGTGAAAGAAAAACATAGCCCCCTTGGTGAAATCTTTACGTAGCCCTTTGTAATCCTCGCTAATCATGTGAGCAGCCCTGTTGAAGAAGGCTCTAGGAGCCCTAGGAACGCTTTTAGAGCTTCCCATGAAGGAATACTGCCCCGGCTGGCGCAGCACCCAACACAGCCCCTTCTGAGCCTTCCTAGCCCTATTCAATGATACATGGGCTACAGCATCCTGCCCTTTGATGCCTTCTCCTCGTGCTTCGTAGTACATAATGGCAGCTAAGCAGGAAGCCTCGCTATGTGCTACCAGAAGCCCTGCAGCATGTCTGCTGGTAGGGGTATAGCTTGATGGTGCTAAAGACGCGCTAAACGTGAGGATAAGCAATGCTAGAATGCCTTTATAGGAGGTGGCGAAGACACGTCCTACCATCGCTTGCCTTTACGGGACTCTTTACGATAATAGGGGTCGTTCTTTGGAGCAATCACTGACCTCATACCCTCGTCCGCAACTTGCTCTGCTGCTTCTTTGGCCCAAGTATCCAGCGCATAGGCTGCTTCTTCGGCACTCGACACACAACGCCACAAGTCTTCTGGACTTAGAAGTGCCCAGAGACTGTGTTTCAGTTCTCCGTGGAGCAGCATATCTCGCATATTACCCCCGCCAAGCCACAACATCTGGCTTCTGCATCTTTGTAGCAAGAATCCATTTCGAGCCGAGGTAGTGGAGACATTGGATACGGCATTCGTACAGATAATCCGTCTCGCCGGGAAGCTGCTTTACGTTAGGCATTTCAATTTTGTTCATCTTCGTCTCCTTGCATGTCGTTATAAAGAGTGTACAGAGCATTTGAGATGTCTGCTGCTGCGTTAGCCAGAAATCTGTCTCCTTGGATAGTTGCACTCTCTAATACAAATTGATCAAACATTGTCATAACCATCATCGTAGCATGAGTCACTTCTTGTGCCAAAAGTTCTTTCTGTGCAGCTTTAGTCATATCATTCCTCCCAGTGAATTTCAATAGTTGCAGTAGGCTCAACACAGTCAGCATGCGCAAGAGCAATCTCTTTAGATGGATACACCCCCCCCTGTAAAGGCCAATGTTTCTGGGCAACTGGATTTATAAATATTAATCCAACCACTCTTCTTCTCTGAGGCCATGAAGAGGTCATAGGGCTCCTTTTTATCAGAGTAGAACCTCCCGTCCTTTTGGAAGGTTTCTGCTCCTCCGTCTACAAGTGCTCCAACTTTAAATGGGCCTTCTATCTCCTCGCAGTAATACAAAAACTTAGCAGGCGTCCCATCACGGCAGACAATAGGCTTCCCTGCAATGGCTTGTTCTAGGTTGAATGCGCGCATTCCTTGTTTACATGGCTTCATTTTGTTTCTCCTTAATCAATAAAAGTTTTCTTGCATGAAGGGCAGGCGAAGAGGCTGACATACTTCCAACCATCTGCCCCCTCCCGCTTTAATTCCACAGGGAGCCCCCAGAACTCTTCCTTTACAGTAAATTTATTATCTGCCCAAGTATATCCTGTTTGGTAATCACAGTGTGGACATTTCATGATTGCTTCTCCTCACTCTCTCGTGCTTGGTCAATACAGTCTAGCAGGGATTCTCCAACAAAACTGGCTGGCTGCTCTCCTCTAGACGATTGAACAGTAAGCCAAACGTGTCCTGTATAGGAATCAGTTCCATAAGTGTGCTTCGTATCCTCTAACCACGCAATCTGCTCTTCCAGCCAAGCACATTTAGCTTCTAGCAAGGCTTCCTTCTTTCCGTACATTGCCATTGTGAATTGTGGGATCATTTAGCCCACCTCTTTCTGCAAGTTCTGAAGCAGTGCTGTCACTGCAGCATGGCGATACTCATCGTCAGGATACGTCTCATCTGGAATAGTGACATCTAGTGCTATGATGGCCTGCAAGATACGCTCGTCTTCTTCACTAGCTACTTCGATGCTGATTGTGTAAGGCTTGAAACTTGTTGTTCCTGTTTGCTTAGTAACTTTCATGTTAGTTCTCCTCGTGATTGTTAAGCATGTAGCCATTGTAAGAGATGATTTCTCTGTTGTCAAGCCTTCTCTCAATTTATTTTACACAAAGAAGAAAGCCCTGCCAGAAGCTTGTTAGGCTCTTGGCAGGGCTGTGTGTTCTTTGTGTTAGGAGTGTACACTAAGTAGTAAACCCTTAAAGAGTAAGCCTATATAGTATACTATAAGTATTATTGATAATTACCTGAGAGGAGAATGCTTACAGTTACCCCTACCCAAACCGAGCTGTTAAGCAGGGAAGGATAAGGGTGTAGTAAGCATTCAACACAATTACCCTCGTGTCGTCTAGCTTCTCTTGAGATGTTGTGTCATCCGCGAGTACAGGAGTTATGGCTATCACAATGCCACTCTGCAGGTTTCCTGTAAGCGATATATCCCCTAAACACAAGGGAAGGAAATCTAGCATCAGATCCCTCGAAAGCTCTTTCCATCGCCGTTACCAACCTTGCCCTATGTGCAGTTTCTTCTTAGGACGATACGAGCTATGCGGAACGTTAGTTTCTCCGATACACACAGCAAGACTTCATACGAGCATTGTCTCACACAAACACACAGAAGTCAAGCTTTGTGGCAGAATTATTTTCTAACATGGCCGTGTTACATATCTTGGCCGTGGTAGTATCTTAACGTAGAATCCGCTTCTGCACTACGTGGTTGTTAAGGTGGGTTATGATTTAACTGTTGACTGCCAAGAACTTACGTGCTATGATGACGTTATCGCGTTGAGTAAAGGAGAAGGAAATGACTAATGAAGACTTCCTAAATGACAAGTTCGGTAAAACTTACGATTCCATTGATGCGGGAGAAAAGTTAGAGTATCTTGTTGAACAGATGGACTGGATGCAAGAGTACTGGGTGGAAAGCTGGGAACAGCCTCCGTCCCACACATCCATCCGGGCATATCACAATAAAGGAGAGCCTACTGAAACAACAGGCTCTTGCCTCTTAGAAGCTATCGAAAATGCACAAAAGGAGATGAATGATGAGTAATACACAACACAGTTGGCTTCCAGCATTCCCTACATCAGAGGAGCATGGATCTAGTGAAGGTTATCCCGGAATGACCCTTCGGGACTACTTTGCAGCAAAAGCCCTCTCGGGCCTTATTGGGCGTGACTGGTCACACACAAAAGGGGAAGATGAGGAAATTATTGCAGGGATGGTTAAGTCTTCTTATACGATAGCAAACCTGATGATGATTGAAAGGGAGAAGAGCAGTGACTAGACAAGAAATAGACATCCTATGGCAACGAGCCATGACAGCAGCTATTGCAGACGGAGAGCCTATGACGAGGTATCACTTTGCGGAGATGTTGCTGAAGGCTGATCGGGATTCGCGAACAGAGAATACTACAACACTGGAAGAACTCCGCGAAGAAAAGTCTGCAAAGTTTGAGGCATATGTTAAGGGCTTCAAGGACGGTTGGGAAAAGAAACCTGATAGCTTCAATCTTACAGACCATGCCGTAAAGGTTGAATGGGACATGAACAAGGTGCTGAATGATCGTAAGGAATTCCTTCGTAGGCTACAAGCTGCCGGGTATCACGGCCTTCAGCACTACATTGAAGCGCAAGCTCAGATGTACGATGTTCCTCTGGATGTAGCTCGTTCTGCATTCCAAATCGGATCTTATCCAGAAGCCTTTACGGGATTTATTGATGAGTTAAAGAAGTATAAGCAAACAAAGAAAGGAGCTACAACTTGTTACCAAGATTGATGCTAGGAAATTGTAAAGATTTGTTAAAGGAGTTGCCAGATAATTCTGTACATAGTGTAATTACTGACAGCCCGTATGAGCTAAATATGATGGGACGTGCTTGGGACAACACAGGTATTGCCTATGATGTGGATTTGTGGAAAGAGTGTCTCCGAGTGTTGAAGCCGGGAGGCCATCTCCTATCTTTCAGCCATTCTCGTACATACCACCGTATTGCTTGTGCTATCGAAGAGGCTGGTTTCGATATCCGGGACCAGATTATTTGGGCGTATGCCTGCTATTCTGAGGATACAGAATGTTTTACAAATAACGGGTGGAAAAAGTACTCTGATATTGTACCGGGGGTCGATAAGATATTGCAGTGGGAGCATTCTACTGGAGAGTTAACTTGGTATGTGCCAGAAGAGGTGTTTGTGTATCCTGCCCCAGAGGAGATGGTGAGCCTGCAGAACCGCCACACAGATCAGCTTGTGACTAAAAACCACAGGTGCTACGCTAAAATAAGAAAGCACTCCCGGAATACTACTGCAAACTTTTACGAGGTTGTAGAGGCAAAAGATATTAAGCGGAGATGGTCAAAGGATTTCCCAATGGCAGGAAACCTGATGGGCGGCGTATCTGTGCCAGACGCGTATCTTGTTGGGTGGTGGGCCACTGATGCTTGGGTGCACGGGGATAAGAAGGCTTGCATGTTCTCGCAAGCAAAACCCCACACCTTGATAAAATTGAGAAATGCAATTAAGGGTAGTGATTGCAACTATTCGGAATATTTAAAAGAGCGCAAGCGTTTCAACCCTAACCATAATGATGAGGTTTCCTTTTATGTTACGGGTAATCTCGCCAAGTTTCTTTTGACCAATTGGCCAACTAGGACGCTTGGATATGAGATATTGACGTGGGATTGGGAATCGCGCAATAACCTATTGGAGGGGCTGCTGGACGGAGACGGAAGCCGACCTGAAGGGATGCACGGAGAAACCTTTTGGTCGTTGAAGCACGATAGACTAGACCTTATTTCTTCTCTTTGTTGCTCTCTTGGAATTCGTAACTACGTTGACTACAAAAAGGGGTGTGTGTACCTTAACAGAAAAACAGCAACCACTCAGCTTCAAGATAAACACGTTACTGAAACTGTGAAAGGAGTTGGCGATGTTGTTTGGTGTCTAAAAACAGAGACAGGGGCATTTCTTGTCCGTCGAAATGGAAAACCGTTTATTAGTGGAAACAGTGGAATGCCTAAATCAGGTACACTCAAGCCTTGCCATGAGCCAATCTGTGTGGCACGTAAGCCCTTCAAGGGCAGTGCTAAGGCTATCATGGAGCTAGAAGGTATCGGCAGCTACAATATTGAATCTTGTCGCGTACCCGTTACAGATCCTCAAGACCTTGCGGATTTCGAGAACAATCATAGGGTAACAGAGCGTATTCCACTTGAACGTAAGGATTCCTCTCTGAACCTGTTTGAAGGGGGCTGGAAGCAGATGGTAGGGGATGCACACATTCCCGAGGGGCGCTATCCGGGCAACATCGCCACGGACGGGACACTTGGAGATGATTACAGGTTCTTCACTAAATGTGAATTCACAGAGGAGGATTATGAAATCCAAGAGAGGCTTTTATTTTACAAGAAGCCTACGAAGAAAGAAAAGGGAGAATACAATACGCACATCAGTGTAAAACCTGTGAGCCTCATGCAGCACCTTATTCGGCTCGTGACGCCTGTTGGTGGCGTTGTGTTAGATCCGTTCATGGGGAGTGGGACAACAGGCGTGGCAGCCCGTTTAGAGGGTATGGTATTCATCGGCATTGAAATGGAGCAAGCCAGTTTTGATATTGCACAACGGAGGATAAATGAAACCACCAACTAACAACATCCTCTGGGCAATGCGTGTTGTAGAGATGATAACTTGTTTGACGATTATCGCAGGAGTTGTCAAACACTGGTTTGATGTGTAAATAAACCTCCCTGTATATTTGACTTACGAGGCTTTCCGTGCTACAATAGTGTCCGGCCTAAAATTATTAGGAGAGGAAATGATTGAGTTTGATTTGCACATTCTTCACCTTCCTCCAATTCATCTTTGGAATATCAATCTGTACGATGTTGAGACACACAGAGAGAAAGCTATGAGGACAGAGCTTCCTGAGAGGAAATTGAAGGAGGGAAATGTGGAAGGCGAAGGGAAAATTGGTTTTATTAGGGGTGTTTTGGGTAATAGATAGGAGGAGGGATGGGTGCGTTTATTGATTTGAGTGGAAGGAAGTTTGGTCGGCTATCTGTGATTGAGCAGGCAGCTAATCATCCCACCTCTGGAAGAGTGATGTGGACTTGCAGTTGTGATTGTGGAACTGTGAAGAACATAACAAGTCAGCAACTAGTAAAGGGTGGAACAGTTTCTTGTGGATGTGCTAAAGTTGAGCGTTTTGCCGCCCTTAATAAAAAATACCTTAACAACGAGCGAACTACCTACAAAAAGGAGTGGCAGGCTTGGATTGGTATGAGACGAAGGTGTAACGACGTAAACAGTCAAGATTACAAGGACTACATGGAACGCGGAATTAGGGTGTCTGTTCTCTGGCAAGATGATTTCCTCGCGTTTTTAGAGCACATTGGGCCAGCTCCGAAGGACGGCCAAAGATGGTCGGTTGGAAGAACAAACAACAACTTGGGTTATGAGCCAAACAACGTCGAGTGGCAACTCGACTCAAAACAGGCAAGAAATCACTCTCTTCATCGCAACAATATAAGCGGCGCTGTAGGAGTGTGTCTAACAAAATCTGGTCACGGGTACGGGCATGAGTATTACTTGGCTTTTTGGACAGATCTAGAAGGAAAGCGAAAAACAAAGTGTTTTTGTACGTATAAGTATGGTCACGAGGAAGCATTCGAGCTGGCTGTAGCTTATAGAAAACAACAAATAGAGATTTTAAATGCAGCGGGAGCAGGCTACGCCGATTCCCACGGGAACAGTAAACAGATCAACAGAGAGGAAGCCGCATGAGTATGGAAGCACGTAGCGAACTAATTATTTCACGTACATACGCACGTGAAAAAGAAGATGGTAGTAAGGAAACATGGCCCGAGATTGTAGAGCGGGTAAAGGGGCATCAGCGGTGGCTGTGGGAAGAGGCTCAAGGTAAGATACTTAATTTTGTACAAGAACAAGAACTCTCTGAGCTTGCTCAACTCATGCTAGAAAAGAAGATTAGCATGTCTGGTCGAACCCTGTGGCTGGGCGGGACAGAGGTGGCAAAGAAGCGAGCAGCTTCACAATTTAACTGCAGTTTCACCCGCATTGAGACTGTGCACGATGTTGTAGACGGCTTGTGGTTGCTTATGCAGGGTTGTGGCCTTGGCTTCTCCCCTGTCGTTGGCAGCTTGTCTGGCTTCTCTTGGAAGATCCCCGAGCTGGAAGTTATCCGCAGTAAGAAGGTGCTGTCAGAGTGGCCTGCTAATCGCGGGCGCGAGAATAATAAGGCTTGGCAGGACGGAGACACGTGGACGCTATCTATTGGTGACAGCGCAGAAGCTTGGGCCAAGGGGCTTGGGAAGCTGCTGGCCTTCAAGGGGCGAGTAAAGAAGGTTGTGCTAGACCTGTCAGAGATTCGCCCGTCCGGTATTCGCCTAAAGGGATACGGTTGGATTAGCTCTGGGGACGAAACACTTCACGAAGCTCTTGAGGCAATCTTCCAGTTACTAAACAAAGCAGCCGGTAAGCTGCTGTCTCGTATCGAGATTCTTGATTTGATGAACTGGCTTGGAACAGTGCTGTCATCTCGGCGTTCGGCGGAGATTGCACTGTTCTCAGTAGATGACCCAGAATGGGAAGAATTTGCAGTAGCTAAACGAGAGTACTGGATTAGTAACAAGCAGCGTGCTCAGTCCAATAACTCCTTGTTGTTTAATCGGAAACCTGAGCGCACTCAGCTTGAGTACATCTTCAGCCTCCTCTTGGAGGGAGGTGGTTGCGAACCAGCGTTTATTAACGGCGACACAGCCCGCAAACGCGCTCCGTGGTTTGCGGGGGTAAACCCTTGCGGAGAAATTCTTTTAGCAAACAAGGGCTTTTGTAATCTGGTGGAGTGCAACATTGCCGCATTCCACGATATGCCAACCCTTCACCGGGCGTTGTATATTGCTGCGCGGGCAAATTATCGACAGACATGTGTTAATCTCCGGGATGGTATTCTGCAAGATGCTTGGCACCAGAACAACGAACACTTGCGCTTGTGCGGAGTGGGCTTGACGGGTATTGCGCAACGTGATGATTTGACTACAGCACAGATTGAAGTGATGAAGTCTGTTGCAAAGCAGGCCAGCTACTGTATGGCTGACGAGTTGAACCTTCCGCGAGCAAAGAATGTGACTACGGTGAAGCCATCTGGATCTTTATCAAAGATTATGGGAACTACCGAGGGGATTCATAAACCGCTAGGAAAGTACATCATCAACAGGGTCGTGTTTGGTAAGAAAGATCCGATGATTCCGAAGCTGCGTGAGAGCGGTTATCTGGTTGAAGAGCATCCAACACAGTCCGATGCCTATTTGGTTGCTTTCCCGATTGTGTGGGAAAACATTCCGTTTGAGACAAAAGATGGCATCGAATGCAATCTTGAGACAGCAATTCAGCAACTTGAGCGGTACAAGAAGTGGCAGATTCATTGGTGTGACCAGAACGTGAGCAACACAATCTCGTATAGCCCAGATGAGGTGCCAGATATTATCGACTGGTTCATGGACAACTGGGAGCACTATGTTGGTGTGTCGTTTCTATTCCGCTGTGACCCAACGATGACTGCAGCAGAGATGGGTGTGAACTATCTTCCACAAACTGTTGTAACAAAGGAAGAGTATGAAGCACTTGCCAGCGAGATCAAGGAAGTTTCGGTAGACTTCCAAGAGGAAGGAGACGTCTCCTTCGGAGACGAGTGCGCCTCGGGTGCTTGTCCCATCCGCTAAGTAACCCAGCCCCGGCTAACGCCGGGGCTTTCCCCTTTCCCTAAAATTCCTCACAAATTATCCTTGACACAGGCAATCCTCTCAGATAAGATAGCCACATTGCTTCAGCAAATATTGTTTCATAAACAACTAAGGAGGAGTATTCATGGTTCACCCGTACTGTATGAAGAAGAAAACGGTCAAGGTTGCTAGTCCACAAGTGTCCAATACAGTTGAATCTTCATCTGTTAATGTGCGCAAGGGTGTTGCATTTAGTGCATGGGCTGCTCAGGCATACCTCTCTAAAATCAATGATGCTCGCACACGGGGCACTGAGTTTAGCTTGACATTGACAGAATTTCATAATATGTTAAGGGCAAAGCGATGCCAACTAACTGGCCTGCCTCTTACTCACAGAATGGGAAGTAATCAAATTGCAACAGACGTAACAATTGACCGGAAGGACAGCAGCAAGGGCTATGTTAAGGGGAATGTGCATGCTGTATGCTATGCTGCTAACACGTTTAAGTCTCAGTTTGAGAATCCAACAAGTGTGCTGACCCCGCAAATGTTGAAAAAGATTGCACTTTTCGCTACTAAGTAAAGGAGCCACAATGACCAAACAAACTATCGAATCCCTGCAAGCACAGCTCAACAGTATTCAGCAGCAAATTGAAGCTCTGGCCAAAGAGAAGGAAGCTACAAAGGGGGAGACTCCTTGGGAACTGGCTGAAACATATGAAGTTGGATATTCCTTCCCGGCACAGCTTAACGGAGATATTGAGAGTACCGCTCGTGAGAGTTTTGATGAACTGAACTCATTCAAATCACGCTCCGTAGCAGAAGGCTTTGACAATGCTTTCCATGTTATGATTGCTCTGCGGCAATGTGAAGGGGCTGGGAAGCTTGACGAGGCATGTTGTGGACACTGGATGGATGAGAATGAAGAGTTTTTTGCCACCACTTCCCGGTATTTCTATTGCTTCGGAATCTTCCCACCCTTCCCTTCCGAAGAGCTTGCCCATGCAGCAGCTAACAAAGTGGGCAAGGACAAAATCATTGCTGCTTACAAATTTCTGAGTAATGTTGAATAAGGAGAAAGAATATGCAACTCGCCATTGACTTATACTGTTTCGCCAACATCGCAGATGACTCCGCAGATGATGAAGACTTCCCGACCGAACGTGCAACCAAACTTGCATCCCTACTAGTTGAAAAGAGTACGCAGCAGTTTCCTCAAGATATGTCTCAGTTAGACCTTCTTAACTATCTTTTCGAGAAGTACGATGTATGACGACATTCACAAAACGCTGCCACACAAAGCTGTCAGACAATTCCGTTGTACAAGACGACTTCTGCGACGATGTTGAACGGGATAACGAGTATGTTATCAATTTTATTCGCAAGCACTATGAGAGTAACAATCAAAAGGTACGCTGTGTTCTCGTGGAGGAGAAGTGATGACTAAACAGCCAAACGGACTCTATATGTGTAAGTCTGACGTAGACTTGAGCGACTTGGTGGAAGCACTCATGGAGAACTCACACCGTGTCGACGGGGCGTATACCCATGATCTTCTTGTTCTTGCCGCGAACAACCTTCGCAAGTTGCAAGGGAATACCTCCGAGTTTAGGCACAAGTGCATCGTCAAAGGCTGTAGGAGTGATCGACGAGATACTCCGTTTGTTGGAGATATGTGCCAACGTTGCAATACTATGATTACTACCGGGAACTACGGCTGCGGCGGCACAATTTTCCATCATGCAGAGCATGAGCGACAGCAGTTGAAAGAGGCGTTGATTAAGATTCAACAGGAAGCGGATATTGGATTGGGAGATGTGTGATGCAAATGTATGAATTCCGCTGCGTAAGTCCTAAAGACGTGGTAACATTCGTCTACGTTATTGGGAGTAGCCCTGAGCAGGCTACAGAGCGATTGCCAAAGGAATACAAGGCAGAGGGATGTGTGCATTTGCGTACATCTAAAGTTTCTAAATTGAGCAATTATTGGGGGAAGAATGAATCGAACTATTGAAGGTAAAAATGGCATCAGTGCGACATTAGTGGCCCTCTCTTCTGCAGTAAGTGGAAAGCAGATTGCTACAGTATCTGTGAAGTATGGCTTGATTGTGCATGCGGAGTTCCTCCGTCATCGGATGCTTTCCCGAGGCGTGAAGAGTAACCGAGCTATCCCGGCGAAAGTGATTCGTGCTGAAGTACTGAACGATCCATACATTCCTGTGTTCTTCGGGAAGAATCAGCCGGGGATGCGAAGTGTAGAAGAGGTGAAGTTTCCTCAACTGGCAAAGCAGGCTTGGCTAGTTGCTCGCTATCCAGCCTGCGCTATTCACTGGCTTCTGGAGAAGAGTGGAGCACACAAGGAGTGGGTTAATCGTCTGTTGAATCCTTGGCAATGGGTACGTGAGACAATTACTGCGACTGAGTTTCAAAACCTATACGCCTTGCGCCTTGACAAGGGAGCACAGCGAGACATTAAGGAAGTGGTGCAATGTGTCAAAGAAGCTATTGAACAGGGTGTGGTAGAAGAGTTGTCTCCCGGAGAGTGGCACACACCCTACGTGGATCACTACCGAGACGAGAGTGGTATCCTGCACTATCTTGATAACGATGGTGCGGAGCTATCCATAGAGCAAGCTAAACAGTGCTCTGCTGCCCGTTGTGCCCGGTCTAGCTATGATAAGCATGACGGTGGCAAGGCTTTGCTTGCAGACGATATGAAGTTGTTTCAGATGCTATTGCAAGATAATCCTAAGCACGCAAGTCCTGTGGAGCATCAGGCATCGCCCATGACTTCCCGAAACTACACTGAAGACATCCTTGACGATGTGAATGTAGAAAGTGAACCTGCAACGTGGCAGGATGGCATCACACACTGCGATAAGGGATGGAATCTCTGGAGCGGTAACTTTAAAAATTTTATCCAGCACAGACAACTTATCGCCGGACACGTAAAGGAGGGCTAAATGCAATACAACAACTTCGAGCAATTCTTCTCAGTGTGCCTCTCAATGGCCTCTGGGGTTAAACAAAAGACAGCTATGCTGAAATGTAAGAGTCTATACGAGGATTATTACGACGAGGGGAAGAGTCCTGAGCAGGCAATGGTTGAAGAGTGGGGTTAGCATGTTGAAGATTAAGCGCACATCAAAACCAAAGCCTCGCCACTGGAATTACCGAGTAATCTCCGCCTACTGCGGCAACGGAGAATGGGAGTACACCATTCACGAGGTGTATTACAATGAAGCTGGAGAGCCAACCTCTTGGAGCGCCTCACCTGCTGTTGTGCTTGCAGGAGAGCCTGAGGGTGTGCAGTGCCAGATTGATCTGTTCCAGAAGGCTCTGGAGAAGCCTTGGCTAATGCTTAAAACTGAAGGGCTTCACTCTTGGCTGGAGGAGATGTGATGGAATATACTGAACAGGATTACCTAGACTTTGATCTTTTTCAAGGAGAAGAGGGAGAACTGTCCCTACGAACTGTTAAAATGGTTGTTGCAAGAAAGACTCACAAGTGCTTCTTCGGCCTAGGTGCATATGCGGATGGTCATGAGATTCCTAAAGGTGGCTACCATCGTTACGAGAAAGCTCTTGTGGATGGAGACTTCTGGGGAGAGTATCGTGTATGCACAGATTGTATGGATAAGTACCTCTCGGAACTAGACGGAGACAATGAATAATGGAACGAGAAGATTTCAACAGTGAAGCTGCTTTCCTGAAAGCTCTTGAGCACGGAGCTTGGGAGGAATACTTGGATGCACAGGAGGATGAGGCAACATGCAGGCACACAGTAGAAGGGATCGCCTACGGCGTAACACTTGACGAGCTTGTAGCTGAGTCAGAACGCCTAGGGCTGTACGATCTAAAATAATTCACACAGGGCTATTGACTTTCACAGTTGATAGCCCTATTATTACGTCTATGGGAACAACAATTCCCAATTTAGGAACGAGCATTCCCAGAACGGGAATGAAAATCTGTTTTATAAAGGAGAATGAAGATGCGTAATGCGAATGAGTCCGAGGTTTTAGAAGCCCGTAGGACGGGGATCTTGAAGCAAGATTTGATGTACTTGACTGGCAGCATTCCTTACAAGGTGCACGGTAAGGATGTAGAAATCTCCCTAGCTAGGCTGGTTGCAGACGACGCAGAGCGCTATGGCATGGAGGGCATCGCTATTGCAGAAACAGACTCAGGCCGGGTAATTATGGTACAAACGAAGCTTCTGAAGCCTGTAGCAACAGGCCCGTCCCAGCAGCCCAAGAAGCCTCGCCATAGGCCTGTTCCCGGAAGCAAGAGAGAAACCCTCGTCCCAATGTCCACAGACGTTAAGCTGAAGGTGGGAGATAAGGTTGTCCTGTCGGACGGCACACGCGAAGTAGTGTGTGAAGTTGATCGTTACACAGAGGTAGGCGTTCCTTATCGACTCACAGGGGGTAAACGTTGGTATCGGTATTCAGGTGATGGCTTCTGTCACCTTGTACACATCACCCACAAAATCATCCCTTGGACGCCTCCTGCCCCTGCTTATAAGCCGGAGGATGTAGCCTTTAACAAGACTGTTGTTAAGTGTACTGAAGAGATTGCTTTTGACAAGGGCTATTGGGTTCCGTTTATCGCTACTGACTACACAGGATGCCCTGCTTGGGCTGCTAAGGAAAAGGTTATGGTAATTGTTTCCGGTGAATACCTTCCTGCAAATTACCGAGAGTTTGGTGCAGGCTGGGATTGGACATATGACACCCTTGGTACGTGTATCATAGCTTACCGAAAGGCCCAACAATGAAACAACCCCTATCAACAATCACCCTCCCGTTCTTCGAGCATAAGGCCCTGCTTACGGGAGTTTTTACTCCAGAGGAAAAGCAAACAGCATTCGCCCCTGCTGAAGATTGCCATGAAGGCTGGCCTGCTGAATGGGAGACACACAGCTTCCACGTCAACGGAGTGGATCTGTATGATTTCATCAGCACAGCTGCAAAGGAGCTTCGTAGTGGCCCTCTTGGGCTGGGGAGTAAGTATGTGGATTATTTGGATTGGTATATCGAGATGAATATGGAGAGGATTGTGGGGCAATGTCAATGAAAGAGCCTCTGCTGCTGTGTCCTGAGTGTGGTAATCCCGATGTGCTTGTGCGAAGCATGACCTCTTACTATGTTAATACAGGAGAGTTCTTCTGTCACAGTGTTAAAACACATGATTCAGATGCTCCAGTTTCCTGCTTGCTGTGTGACTGGGATGGATTGCGGCAAGATCTTGTAGAAGAATCCTGAAGGAGCACTTGACATTTCTAGCAGGCTAATGAGAAAATGAATTTATCAAACAACTAAGGAGAAACACATGCAAATTGAACTGAAGAAGCCGCAAGAGAAAGCTGAAGAAACGTATGCTATTGGGGATGTGTTGTTGGTGAGTCAAGAAGGTTGTCGTGTTGGTGAAGCTATTATGCTTTGCAACATCGGATGTGAGGTATATCCGATTTGTATGCGGACAGGCAACTACTACACAGGCTACTCATCTGATTTTGAGTCAATGAAGAGTGTTAGTGCAGATGTTGTGTATTACTTGCTTGGCAGCACAACTACAATCATCCGCAAGCTGAATGTTAAGTTGGTGGAAGTTTAATGAAAATCCCTTACAAAGCATTTGGTAAGCTAAAGCTTGTGGAAGCACAGCCACAGAACGGGGCAACGCCAGAGGACTTCGTGGAAACTCTGTGGATTGAACGTGGAGAAGACTGGTATTCAATGATGTCTCCACAACTGAAAGGAAAGAAGGTGATGGTGGTGACACGAGAAGCGTGGCTTTCTGGGAAGTTGATTTCAGAATCCTGAAACGGCATTTCTGAGATTGAATTTCAAACGTGAATTTACCACATAAACTTCAGAAATCGCTCTAAAACACACATGTTCCGTCATTTCGCTATTTATCAGGATTTGACGGAAATATGTAACAACTGTACTGGTGGGATTACCTATACACTTCAAGGATTTATACGTACAACAGTGTATGTAAGATTGTAGTACAATGTTAAAAATTAGCTGTACAATTTAGACAGCTTATTCTGGGAAAATGATATGAAAGGAGTTCTATATGCAATTTGATGATAAGACAGCTTCAGCTTTGCTCCAAGGACAGAAAGTTACAGAATGGAAACTGCGTACATTTGTAGCAAAGGCATCTGATGATGATGCTCTTGTGCAGAGTATTAGCTCACTGGTGGGAGAACTTCGTTCTAGGGTTCTTGCTCAGGATGGGGAGATTGCTCTGCTGAAAGAAGCACTACTGAAAGCAGAACTTGACATTGACTCTTACGCACTACGTCAGAAGAAAGCAGAAAAATATGCTTGGGAGAATATGCGGAAAAGTATGGATAATTCGGCAGAGATTTACAGGACACTGTTTCCTTAAAGCCTCCCGGCCAAGATTTACTCAGGCAATTTCCGCTGGGATTTAGGCGCTTCGTTTTCATTTCCAATCCGGCCGGGTACCAATTATAGAATTTTATAGCTGTATCAGATCCTTCGATACCCTACCAGCCTGAAGGGTATTCCCATGCACCAAAAGCGTGAAACTAATCAAGAATGCCAAAAGCCATAGGCATTGCCTATATCAAGGGATTCTTGGCAAAGACTGTGCCAGCTACCCTTTTCGGTGGCTATTGAATAAATCAATGATATACCACTTGACAAATTCTTGCTTGTTAATCTTTAGGGTATAGGTGGCACGGGGCTTGCTACGTGTACGCGCGGGCGCGTTTGTTTTTATAGCAGGGAGAGCTTTACTGGGCTATAGCGGGAAACAATAGAGAAGGGCTTACGCGATAGAAAACATTTTCTTGCTAATGTTACGGGATAGCGTAGAATTCAGTCATCGAAACGCAACACACAAGGAAACAAGCCATGCGAGTTATTACACAAGTCCACATTGAAGCAGCTCAGAAAATGCTTGACGGGTTTTGCGACTATGTGCCTGTAACGCAAGAACTAGACTTAGGGCATGGATTTATGATCCATAACGTAGACGGCGAAGCTTGGGTCGTGTATTCTTCTGATCAGTCCTGCGATATGGATCAATGGACTAAAATTGAACGTATTCTCTAAGGGGCATAAAATGCACACACAAACCGTTATCAATGCAGCCCGCAACGTAGCCCAATGGGGACGCTTGGCTGCAAAGCGCAACATCATCAAGAAAACGGGTTACAATGAAGCCACGGCGCTTCGTTGTCTTACAGTCGCTCTTCAATGTGAAGCTTGCAAGGGCTTCTAACAACGTGTTATTGTTCTCCCTGTTGTTCTCTCAATTATTCTTTAAAGGGCTTTATCATGGCACTCCTAAACATCAATAAACTCACTCTGAGCTGGTCTGTTTCCCGTGGTCAGGATACATACGGCTATAACATCTGCCGTCTGGATAGCCGTGACTCTGGCACACGTTACAAGTGTATGGGTGGCGGCTATGACATGGTCGGTACAGTGTTCGGCAATTGGCTGGCTGCTGAGCATCAAGAAACCCTGAAGGCTTGGGCTGCTATGCAAGAGCAAAAAGATTGCAACTATGGCGTGGCAGGTTACAAGTCTATCCCTGCATTCTATGGCGTGACAATCAACCCGGAAGGAAAGGTAACACTGGACGGCGCTTGCGGCATTGATTGCATGGTGCGCATTGCTGAAGCCATTGGCCTTGAGGTGCAGCGCGATTATGTAGCAAAAGGACGTAACCGTGGGCAGACTACTGGCTGGTTTGTGTGCAAGGCTGAGGAGAACAAATAATCATGATCACATACATCAAACACGCCAGCGGCAAACGTATTGCAGCCAATGGCCTGAAGGCAGAAAACATTGCGCAGCATTTTCACATGGCCCGCTCCAGCGCGCAGGATGTCCTAAAGGGAATGACACGCAAGCATTGCAAGATAGAGACAATGCAGCGCATGCGGGAATGTATGCGCATCAGCTACACGGTTACCCCCCGAGGCGTAGAATACTTGCAAGGCTCCAAGTCTATCCTTGCTGCTATCGTCGGGCTTATTGCAGAGAAGGCAGGGCAGGAAGCATCAGACATTAGCGAAACAATGCTATCATCTGGTTTTGCAAAGCATAGTCGGCAAAGGGTCTTGTGCGATGTTGCACGAGCAATTGACAAGGGGTATGTGGTGCAATCTAGCAAGCTTTCGGGCGCTATTTTTTAAGGGGAATATTGTGAAAGTCTTCATACAAGGTATTCCCGCAAATCGTTACCCAAGTCAGCTTTATACTTATGGGTTGGTTATGCTGGATGGTTACAGGGCAGGTGAGTTTGTGGCAGAAAGTTTTGACGTGGACAAGGAAAGACTAAGCAAGTGGGCAACACAAACAGGCTACGAGGTAGTAGACGTGTTTAAATAATCCTTGCAAAGCTGGAAACAGATAGTCTACAATGAAATATGTTCAATAACACAATGAAAAGGTAGGGTAAGAGGATGGAACTCAACATTACAAAGTTTTTCCACGAGGCCGGGATGATGGACTATTCCGCAAGCCGCGCAGAGATTGGGGATAATGCAGGGGTAGAAACATGGGCCAGCGCCTGCGAAGACTCTAAAGAGTATTTTCTACTCGATGACGACGAAAAACGGGAAGACTTCCGGAAGTATGTCAAGGATTTTGGCGCTTGGTCAGATGAAGAAATCCAAGCATGGGATGATGTAGAATTAAATGCTTTGTGCATCCAGCTTATTGCTGGAGACATTCGGGAAGCCGACCTTGATACAGATTCTCCAGATTGGCAAGCTTATGAGGAAAAAGCGGAGCAGGGGCAGTGTGGCGGCAGGATCTTTGAAGGCAATGATGGCAACGTTTACTACTATATTGGGGATTAAATCATGCAAACAAACACAAGCCGCATTAAAGTAAAATCAAGCAAGCCCCGCAAGGCTTACACGGAACAACAGCCTAAACAGGGGCGCAAGCCTGAGCGTATTGTTTTTTATTGGGAGATCTGAGCTATGGTGAATACTTACTCCAAAAAGGTTACTTGTAACAAGTGCGGGAAGGAAAACCCCTTGGTTATACGTGGCAATGGCACAATGCACGTGCCGTATTCTTGGCAAGTAGTGAACTCATGCAGCAGAGAGGAGGCACACTATTGCCCAGCGTGTCAACATGCCTAACCCCACGTATTGGCAGTTAGACTTTATCACACTAGCTCTTACACAAATCACATTAAAAGTCTCTTACAATTCTTTTCCGATGCATATATGGGATTACCAACATTCCGGAGACGGGAAGGGTATGGTGTACCGTAGCTATGACAAGGGCGAGCTGCTAAAGCTGCGGTACACTATTAATTGGGGTAGATTGCAAAACATACGCTTAGAAAGGGATAGATACGGAAGCGAGTGGCAAGAGTGGGCTAACAAACAGACAGGGGAGGGGTATGAGTAAAGCATCTACATGTACGCACAATGCTAATAGGGCTTCTCACGCCATCGCCTTGCCCTATTGTGTATGGGCTCAAACAATCCCTAAGCCGCATCCGCCACAGTTTAAGGCCTTTCCGGGCGTGGTGTCTGATAGGGATTGTGCGAAGTGTAAAGCATACGTAAAGGCATGAACAAAGCCCCGCTAATGCGGGGCTTCTCTTATGTCCCCCTCTTTACATATCTTTACAAAACTATTTGCAAATAATCCTTGTATGTCTCTAATGTTATCGTCTACAATGGAATCTCTGAAGCAAACAACACACAAGGAAGAACATCATGGCCCGCTCTACTGAATATGTTGCAAACGTTCAAGGCTTCACGTCTTATGATGTAAGCCGCAAGCAAGCTACAACGAAAGCAAGTTTCAATTATGTGAAGGCATTCGGCTATTGTGTTGCCTTGCTGGCTATTGCTGCTGTTGTATTTAACTAATCGGAGTCAACCTCATGCTACAAATCAAACTAACATCCGGCTTTTCCCTCTCATTTGACTCCCTTGCGGCTGTACTTGATTGGTCGCCACATTGGGAACTAATTGAAGACTCAGAAGGGGAATGTGTGTATAATTCCAGCACGGGCTCTATTGTTGGGCGTGTTGTTTATAATTGAGGGGCGAAGAGATGAAAGCTAACATCGAAGAAGGCTATCTGCAGCACGGGCAAGGCAATGGCCCTTTTCGTACAGAAGCCGTAAAGGTGAGGCATGAAGTTGCTGATAACTATTCAGCCTTTTATGAAGGGCAATGGCGCAAGGTACACGATACAATCCAGCGAAGTTATATTGTGTACAGGGGCGAGAAGATAATGATTCTGTATGAACATTGATTAGGACATATCCAGCAAGGAAACAAGGCCCGCTAATGCGGGCCTCTTTACGTGCACATACAATAGGTGAGGGCTTAGTAGGTAGGCTATAAAGCCCCCTGTATAGGGCAGGGGATAGGGGCTATATGCGTGGCATATTAAGGCGTATTGCGTGGCAATAGGATGCTTTAGAGCGTGTGCGTAGCACACGCGAGGGCTACCCTGTAAGGGCATACCTAGGCAGGGCAAGGGATAGCGTGTATGGCACAGAGCAATGTGTCAGGATGCGTAGGGGAAAGCGTATATGCGTATGATTAGCAAGAAGAGATGAAGAGATAGACCACATTCTACACGCTGTACACTAAACCCTATAGCCCTTCCATACTACCATACTAGTCAATTGTTCCACGTGAAACATAGTAACAGTTAAACGTTTAACTAACATGTATGCGTTACATCTAGCAGCTATCATTAGCGTCCTTAGTCCTAGTAGAATGCCCTAGCCTACATAGCCTATGCAGCCCTGTACAGGTTAGCCCTAGCGGGTAGCTATACGCTGCAGCCCGCGTGCTAATGATTAGCCTTGAGGATAGAGTTCAAAGGGTATGCCCTGACGTTTACATAAAACAGCCTAAGCGCAGTAGTGATAATAAGGTGGATGTATGTACAGTAGTACGATGCAGAATGGACAAGGCTGTAACATTAGCTCTTAAGTTTATCATTCGTTCTATTGATGGGCGAAGGGCATGGGTAAGGGGTGAGGGGAAGGATCACGTAAGGGTATACAGATATTTTACTGGCATGCTTCTTGCTTGTTCGACGAGTACCTCGCCCGCTCAGCCATGCCCGATCCTTGGGGCAAATTCCAACGTATTCCTCCCAATTACCACTCTGATATTCCCTACCTGTGTGCTGTGCCACCGCCCCTGCTACTGCCTTATCAGAAATAATTTTCTATCAGAATAGTATCAATCCCCGCAGAATCCCTCTACAACCTCTCTATTGAGTTTTACCCTCTCCAAGCTACCCTCACAAGGGATAGTCCTATATCCCCTCTCCTACGCCCTCCTAGCCTGCTGCAAATAGCATTCCCTCCTATGATATATTTCCCTATCACACCTCACAGGATTTGTCACTATATGGGCACTAAAATAATTTTTTATAGATTTACCTATTGACAAAATAAAAGGGAGCCTCCCGTTAAGAAGGCTCCCCTAGATGCTCTTAGGCTTACTCAGTATTGCTGCTCACCAATAGACACCCAAGCCCAACTAACTTCTTCATCAGCAAGGGTGATTGTCACTTTAATATCTGAGCTGTAATCTCGTGAAAGTTCCACACCAAGATTATTCTTCAACCATTCAATCTGTTCCTTGCTGAAAGGACATTCGTTCTGTTCGCTCATTGTTCTTCCTCCCACCTCTTACCACACTCAGGACAATGATACTCTTTCCAATACCTGTCATCAGACTTGCAACAGTTCCCTGTGTCACTTTTATAGTGCACAGTTGCTTCCATGTGGTCACACCGAGCCTGTAATACCTTAAGCCTCTTACGAATAGCAACAGATAAACTCTCAAGGCTCTCTCGTTCTTCTTTAATTGATTTCACTCGTTCCTCCTTCTTCAAATACTCAGCCACAGATTCCTTCACCTTCTCCAATGTTGTCGGCTTTAGCGACTGAAGTTTATCAGAGAGCTTACTCATCCTTCCCCCGTAATCGTGTAATACTGCCATTCTGTATCAATCCATTGAACAAATGCGTCATCACCTTCTGGTTGTACCCTTGCCCCTTGTTGGTGGATGCATACACGATAAACAGTTTGGCATGGTTGCACACATTTCATAATGTACCTCCGATACCCAACAGTCTTCTCTTGCTTAGGCTTAATCCGAAAGACGTTGTACTCATCGAATACACTTGTGCTAGGGACATCAGCCCATTCGTCGTAAGCTCCATCAATCCCTGCGGGCTTCCACTCCACTTCCTTCCCCTCTGCCCAAGCTACAATCATTTCATAGTTCTTGTGTCGTGTGCTCATTACACCCTCCCTTCATCTCTAGCTGTCAGTAGCTTAAAAGCCCATGCTTCTGTGTTTGCATTATTGAAGAATAAATCCTTCAGTAGCTCAACAAGCTCTTCGTGCAATACTTTACTCCGCTGTAGCTCATATTGCAAATCAGTAATCTGTTCTTGCAAGTCTCGTAGATCGTCTCTATCAATCATTATCGTCCTCCCATTTACGATGTGCCCTACGCTCTTCCTTCTCTCGATCCCTCTCTACAGAATTCCTCGGAAGATGCTTATAAGCTCTCGAAGGCTTCAACGGAATAGCCTCTTTGTCCTCCTGCTGTTTAATGTGCTTCACGTACGTCCCACTCCTCAACTGAATATCGTTCCTTGAAACATGTGTGCTGAGAATCAATATAAACTTGTGCAGCAGACATTGAAGAGAACACCCCTTCAATCTCTGTGCTTCCATAGCTCCCTTCGTATGTAACAATCCAAACGCTCTTCATCACTTCTCCCCTTCCACATATTCAATAGGAACATCTACCCAGTAGTTCCTGCCAAGGTGCTGCTCAGGTTGGTATTGCAACACAGGAGCCTTCTGCTTGCCTAGCAAAGCCTTCTTAGCTTCCATCATTGTGCAGCAATGGCTATCTCTGTACATTCTCACTTGCTCTGCTGTTACAGCAGGAGCTTTCTCAATTAGCCAGCGTAGTTGCATGGGTGTTCTCCTTCGTTATTCAATTATGGTCACCACAAGCAATCACAAATTGCGCAGTGGAAGCGTGAAGCGCTATTGTACAACAGAATGATGCAGGCTGTCAAGCTGTTTCTCATAGAAGGTTCCCCAGCACAACAGACTCCATTGCAAGACTATCTGCCGTAGGCATACTGTTCGGATTCACCCCTGTCAGGCTTCCGATCCATTCTCCGAACTTCTCACGACTCTCGTAGTTGTCCTCTCCATCATCATCGTTCTCACTATCATCATAGGAGCCCATAATGTGCATAAGTGCATCAGAAGCGTGCTCTCCGTGAGGAAGCTGTAGCATTGGATTGGACAGGTACTCTCTGGCACTACACATTCTCGTATTGAATGCCATTGCAGCCTTAGTCCTGTGCTCTATCAAGTCCTGTACAACAACGCTTACCTGCAATACCTTCTTCGCACGAGTACAAGCTACATACAGGAGATTACGCTCACTGCCAGCAAGCCCCACATACTTTCCATCTTTGAAAGCTGGAACAAAGTCTTCTGCAAGCACTACTTGATCTGCCTCTAGCCCCTTACTCTTGTGTGCTGTCATCAGCGTAATATGTGCATCCTCCTTGTTCACATGATTACGAAGGCAATCTAGGATGTGCCCACTGTTACCATTATCCACAATCAGGGCAGCACGACTTAATTCCCCTCCTTGAGAATACTTGGCTTCCTCTTTCACTTCCTTCCAGTTATCAAAGGCAATCAGGCTATCATGCTTCACATCTTTCATTCGGCCTTCACTCAGTGCTACAGCAGATACAAGCAGCTTGCAGAAGTCTTGCACGTCAGCGAAGATGTTAACACTCTTCCCCTCAGAGATAAGCCACACAGCTTCTTTGATTAGTTCCGTGTTCGTGCGGAACAAGGCCGTGTATGGCTTGCTTACGTCGATCTTACCCACAACAGATTGTTCATCTCCGTTAGGGACAATCTTCGTGCCATTCGCAAGGATTGCCTCTGCCACCTTTGCAATCTCCTTGCCGTACCGGAAGCTTTGAGACAGTGCTAGGCTCTTACAAGCGAATTTCTGCATAGCATTCACAGCCCCACGCCATCCGTAGATTGCTTGAAATTCATCGCCTACGAGAATCACTTTACAATTGTCCTTGTTATTCTCCACAACATCAATAAAGCAAGGATTGCAGTCTTGTGCTTCATCTAGCAGGAGCACATCACACTTGAGTGTGGGCTTAGATAGTTGGTATAGCTTGAGTGTGGGCTTAGATTGTTGGTATAGCTTGAGATAAGTGTCATGGGTAGCCAGCACAGTGCTACTGAGGTCTGTACGCATCTTCCACAGACGTTGTGCGTGTTGAAGCACAATAGGGATAATCTGCTTCTTCAGCTTTGTTCCTACACTCTCTCGTAGCGTCTTCTGCTTCAAGGCAATACGTAAGCCTTCCCTGCACACATGATGTTCACTAACAACCTTGTCTGCTGACTGCTCATACTTAGCCAAGCAATCCTTTACAAGACTGCCAATGGCAATACTGGAGATGATAAGCACATCCTTCTTGAACACAGGGGAGATATGCAGCAGCTTTGCTATCTCTCCACTTGTTCCTCCTACGTTCTTATACCCACCAACAGGACGACTCAGTTTATCTCGATACTTGTTACCAACAGCTTCATAGGCAATGGAGTGCATCGTACGACATTCTACATTGCTAGGCATTCTTGCCTCTGCTTCTAGTTGCATGTTCTTGTTGTATGCAATGTATAGGCACTTCTTATCTGATAGCGCTTCTCCAACAAGCTTAAGGGTAGTGGTCTTCCCTGAACCAGCAATAGCACACACCTTCAGCATCTCCTTGTCTTGTTGTACAGCTTCAACAATCTTCTGCTGCTCTTCTGTTGGATTCATATTCTCCCTCTTTCTTAACTAATGATGTAAACGTATTAAAGCCCTAGAGAACGTCTCCGTTAGGAAAGCTCTCTAGGGCTATTGTATTTCTATTCTTTGTTCTTGTCAAGCTTTAGGCCATCTTTCTTCCAGCTTGTTATCTCCACTACCAGCACCAATCATTGTTTACTCCTTTACAGTTTAATTATTAGGTTACCCTAGTAGTAGTAAATACTAATCGGATGAGTTCAACAACAGGCCCCCTTACCCCCACATCTAAATCTACAGGGGCATGAATGTTTGTAGAAATAAGCGTGAAGGTAAGGAAGCCCTGCTGTCAGCATCAATCGGATTGAGACGGACGAACAGGATGGCCCAGAGATGTTCCCCATCTCCCCCTTAAAGCAGGCCAATCACCTAAACAAGCGTGCGTTATTTACTAGATAGGTATATTATCTCACGATAATCGCCTAAAGTCAAGCTCTTTACAAATCTTTACACAACCTTCTCCAATAAATACTTAACAAAACTCCAAACCGATAAAGTAGCCAACACAGCCATCACGAATACTATTATCCAGAGCAACACCACCCCTCCGTACACATAAAACAAGCCGGAAATGCCTCCGAACAACAACCCCGTAATAATCGTAGCAAGAATATTTGTTTTCATTTCTTAAGCCCTCCGCCAAGCAATAATATCCCAATTGTCCTCACAATCGACCTTAAGGTCCCAGTACCAGTCTCCTGCCACTTCCGTATCGTCACTCTCCCCGCATCGGAAAGCCACATCTACCAAAGTATCCTCGCTAAGACACTCTGGCATTTTCCCATAATTTAATGTCCAGCGTTCTTTAGTCATTTCTTCAGCCCCCCAACAATGTCGCCGGTGGTTCTCTTGAACATCTCATCGAAACACCAAAGGCTGTGCCGCATAACGTAAGCAATCAGTAACTCATTCTGCTCCTGCAAAGCCTCAATCCTCTGTTCCAGCTCAGAGATATTCTGGAATACAGAATCTTCTAGTGGTTTATTTTCACGCATTGCTCCTCCTAACGATTTATAAGCGATTTAAGCCCTTCTAAGCCACCCAAGCTAGGGGTATAGCTGCCTACCAAAATAAACAGCTTCTAGCCCTGTCTAATAGGGCTTCCTGAGCCTTCCTATAGAGCTAGGAGAAGCTCTTCTGCACTAATCCCTGATTAAGCTCATTCAGCACCACTTGCAACTCCCCCATTCGCTTCAGATTATCGCTGTAGGAGAAGCTCTTCATAGGCTTATTGCGCTCTGCCTGCACAAGAGAGGAATACTTCACGTATTCCGCTTGTACATAGGCCAAGATGATTGTTTCTGCTTGGTAGATATTCTCTGGGGACATTTCAATTCTCCTTCATGATTGTTGTATAGAATACTTCCGCCTCTGCTTGTTCAGGCACAGGGACGATTGTAAGATCCTTCCAAGGCATTTGCAATGTTAGCCACTGGCCTGAGAGGAAATGGATGATTAGTTCTAGTAGGTGGTTCATTTTAGGGTTTCTCCAGTTCATCAACACGATCACGCAATTTATTAAGCTGCTCACACAAAAGTCGTGTCATATCCACATGGTTTGTATTCTGCAAATCCCTCAGCCCCTGCTCCTGATATATTAGATACTTCAGTCGCAATGCAATTATAAATAATAATCCTGATATTAGGTATATCATTTCATTCCTCCTTGATTGCTGCGAGGGCTTCTTGTGCCACGCGCTGATGCTCGATGATCGAGGCGTTTGTATATAGCTCAACCGGTTCACTAGTCGAATACCAAGTCAGCGCATCCGTCGCCAGCTTGAGCTTGCCTTCTAGCTGTTCAACTTTATCTTGTAGCGCGGCGTTAAATGCCATACGTCTATATTTCATTGGGATTTCCTTACCATTTGTGTAACCCTCCTGCCGGGCAGCTTCGAGTGCGGCTTCGTCATACAGAGGCCTGACTTGATAGGCGTTCTCATCTGTGTGATTAGGCAGGGCATACGTTGTCTCAGCCCAAGACACATTCTCGACACTGCGCCAGTATCCAGACTGGTGGTCATCACCCATGTAGCGGA